TTTTTTCTCTATTTATATTTTGAATAGATTGATCGACAATTCTTAAATTTTCAAGACGATTATCTAATTTATTTCGATTAATATGGTCTATTGAATTTTGTCCTTTTCCATTTCCATGATAATTTAGTAAATATTGGTGAAGATATAATTTTTCTCCTTCAATAAAACCAACGGCATATCCATTTTTAGCTAAAGACCATGAAGTATTATATTTTTTAATTGCTTTGATTGTATCATATGAAATAATTGTGCAACTAGTATTTGATAATACTAATATATAATATTTTTCTTCTTTTTCTTTGTCAAATACTAAAGCATAAGGATTAATATTATCATGTCCTGATTTACATCCTTTAGTTGCTTCATGGCCATAATAATAATTTAATATATCACAATTTAATTTATTATTTTCAATAAATTCTTTAATTTTTTCCATTTTTTAATAATTTAAAAATTTTACGATTATAAAAAATAAAATCATTTTTTATTATTTTAATAAAATAATAAAATTATAATATTTAAAAAATATTATAATGTATAGTAATAATTTATTTATTAATTATTTTTATTTAATGTTAAACGTATAATATAACAATGAAATAAATATACTGCTTAATTTGAATAAGCGAGCCCTCCCATACCCGACATAATACGAAGGACATTATAATTCGTAGCGTAAACTCTGATCTTGGAACCTAAAGCGGATTTAGGAGTCAATTGTAATTGAAGAGTAGCGTTATCGATACGAGACATGTTACACGTGCCCGAGGGTTGATGTTCTTCAGGTTTTAAGGCAAAAGAATATACGTTAATACCAGTGACAGGGATGTTAGTGTGATGTTGGAAAGGTTGGACCAAGTTGAAGTAAGAACCAAGTCTTTCTTGGAATCTATCATGACCATTTAATTGTAATTTAGCACGAACAGTAGGGTTACGACCAGCGTTGATAGGACCGAAGCCAGCATGATCGGAGTAATCACCAGCAGTGGTAATAGCACCGAAATCAGTAGGGGCCAAGTTATTAGCATTAGGACCAGGACCAGCAGGTAAGTTCATGGCACGAACTTGGGCAGTGGTAGAAGGACCGTTAGCAAAGCCACCCGCACCGACGTTAATGCCAGCACTACTCAAGTATTTCAAGTAGTCAGCATCCAATGATTCAGTTCCAACAAAGGGGAAGATATTATCACGGTCCTCGACATTAGTGAAAACAAGTTGAGAAGCATCAGGTAAACCTTGGTTATTAAGGCTGTTATAACCAGAATCAGCGTCGAAATCATCAGTATAGTTGTTCCATTGGTTGTATCCCAATTTAACAACATCGTCTCTTTGGCAGACCCAGATGAGTTCTTTAACGGGGTGATTAAGGTTCAATTTAACTTTCACATTTGTGTTCACGGTCGACTCGTCGCCGGTAAATTGAAGTTGTTCAATCAAATATTCGTGAGAAGTTTGAGCAAATCTACGACGTTCATCAGTATCGAGGTAGATATAGTCAATGAACAAGGAAGCATATTCCAAAGAAGGGACACAGAAAGCATCCAAGTTGCCAGAAGTAGATACACCACAGCTATTCAAGGAACCACCAGTGGATACATAACATTCAGCCTTAGGTCTGAATTCCAATTCGATCTTAACTTCGTGGTATTGAAGAGCGATCAAAGGAAGAGAAAGACCAGGGTTTCTGCAGAACCAGAATTGGAAAGGAACATATAAAGTGGTGGCTTCGGTTCTTTGTAAACCAGTACCAGTTAAAGCAACAGTGTTTCCGACCATATTGTCATAACCATTTTTCAAGCCAGGAGGAATAGTTAATTCATTCCAAATAGTAAGCCAGTCGCCATATTGTTTATCAATTCTTTGACCACCAATTTGTACTTCTACAGATTTAATTAAGAAGTGACCAATGAAGTTGACCCATCTAAAGAAGGCAGAAGATACAGTAGATTCAACTCTGGGAAGAGTGACTTGTAAGTAAATTCTATGGATTAAATCACCGTTTCTGGAAACAGTGCATGTAACCTTTTTACCGAAATCGGCAGTACCATTGAAGGTTTGTTCAATGGCTTCCATTGCGAAGTTAGTGTGTCTTCTATAAACAACTTTGAAAAAAGTAATTTGAGGGTTACCTGTAAGATATACGTCTTGTGCGCCATAGGCTACTAATTGCATTAAACCACCAGTCATTTTTTATAATATATACTGAGAAAAAAAATCTGGAATTTTACGAAATAATTTTTAATTAATTATATTATAAATTAAAATTTTATTTTAGAAGATTTAAATATACTTTGTTTAAAATCATCGATGTTTTCACCATTGAAATTAAATATAGCTAATTTATGTGAATTAAAAATGAAAAATAATATTCTGATTTTTTCTAAAGAAATGCGTAATTAGTAAAAAGTCCTATAGATCAAGATTTTTTTTACATACATTAAATAATTAAAAAGAATAATTATTTTGTAAAATAAAAATTATTTTGTAAAATAAAAATTATTTTGTAAAATAGAAATTATTTTGTAAAATAAAAATTATTTTGTAAAATAAAAATTATTTTGTAAAATAAAAATTATTTTGTAAAATGAAATAAAATAAATAAAAATGAAAAATGCATTTTTTTCTATAACTTTTTAAAAATAGGAATCTTTCTATTTTTTTGAAAAAAATATTCTAAAAATATTTTTCTTAGATGTTTTAAAAAGAAATAGTAAATCAAAAAAAATCAGATTTTCAATTTTTCTATAGTTTTTCTAATTATCAATGAGTTTCTCTTTTAATATTTTCTATATTCAAATTAAATTTTATAAATTCTTCTAAATCAATTTCTTTCTTAATAACTTGTTCCTTATTTTTTATAAATTCGTATTTATTATTCTTTAATTTCTTAATTGTCCATCCATCATTTAATGCATTGCATAAAAAAATCATTTTTTGTATGTCATTATACCGTATATTATTTAAAGAAGAGGATGGAATATTTAAATTTCGTTGTTCAATATTTTCCATTCTATAAAAATGTAAAATAAATAAATAAAAGAATATATCCGTAAAATTATTTAATTTTTCATAATTTACTTAAAGTGTTTCTTTTAAAAATAATTATAATATATGTCTGCTAAATGGAAGCAGAAAAGTAGTTCTCAGTTTAATGAAAATATTACAATTGATGCTAAGCACAATGAAATGATGTCCTATTTTGACGAACAAAAGAAGTCTCTTCCTCAATTAAGAGTAGATTTAAAAAATTTAATTGATAATTATAAAAATTCTAGAGATAATTTAAAGCGAAATCAGACCGATTATATTATTAAAAGAAATGAATTACGCGAAGAGATTCAGGATTTAATATCAAAAATTAAAGATATTGAATCCAATAAAGAATTAAATAAATATTATTTGAAAGTAGGTGCTTTATTACATAATTATTATGAAAATGTTGAAAATTCAAAAAATAATCAAGAAAAAGAAAGCTTTGAAACTAATTTATTAAATTTTGAGCAAAATAAACCAGTTTTTACTGATAAGTTTGAACAGATAGATATTGAAAATAATTTGAATATAAGTTCAATGAATATACAAGAACCTGTAAAGAATAAATCAGTGCTTACTTTTTTTGAAAATCGTGGAAAAGAGGAAACTAATGAAAAGTCAAATGAAAAAAATAGCGAAAATAGTTATACATCTACAAAAATAAGTGATTTCGTAAAAGAAGAAGCAAAATTTAAAAAAAAGAATTTCTTAGATGATTATTTACAAAAAATAGATGAAAATTATGTAAATAAAATTAAAATTGACGTAAAAATAAATAAATGTGAGTTATGTGATCATGAAATGACCTTATATCCATCGGAAGGGTATCAAATTTGTGCAGAGTGTGGAAATCAAGAATTTATATTGATTGAAAGTGACAAACCTTCTTTTAAAGATCCACCATTGGAAGTATGTTATTTTAGTTATAAGCGTATTAATCATTTTAATGAATGGTTAGCACAATTTCAAGCCAAAGAATCAACGGAAATTCCTGATGAAGTTTACGAAAAGATTATTGCGGAAATTAAGAAAGAAAGAATTACTAATTTAGAGAAAATTGATACCAAAAAAATACGTCTCTATCTAAAGAAAATAAAATTAAATAAATATTATGATCATGCGGCGCATATTTTATATCAAATTAATGGTATTCCGCCTCCTTCCATGAGCAAGGAACTAGAAGAAAAATTACGATTAATGTTTAAGGAAATACAAGGTCCTTTTCTGGAAGTTTGCCCTAAATCACGAAAAAATTTCTTGAATTATTCTTATGTATTACATAAATTTGTGGAATTGTTATCGTTAGATGAATATAAAGTTTATTTTCCGTTACTTAAAGATCGTGAAAAATTACATCAAACAGATATGATTTGGAAAAATATTTGTAATATATTAGGATGGCAGTTTTATAAATCTATTTAAGATACACTATTTGATTATTTATTTTTTTTATCATTTCATCTTTTTATCATTTATATTGTATGTTTCTTTTTATAATTTTCATGAATATTATAAAAAATGAAATTTTAAATTTATTGATATTTAAAGATGTCTTATTATTTTAAAATTATACCAAAATATATAGTAGATTCTGAGTTTTTAATAACAAAAATAAAGAAAATAATGTCTATTGAAGATATAAATCAAGAAGATTATTTTATCATGATTCAGAGTGATTTATCGATTAAAATTGGTAAAAATCCCCATGATTTATCCCGTCCTAAATTAAAACGCACAACAGCTGGTTTACATTATGGTACATATACTATATCAGAATTTAGTTGTATTTTTCAAAAATTGTATGAATCATCATTAACTAGCGATGTTAATAATGTAAATAAAAGTAGTCCTTTTTTATCTTATGCTGATAAAAATACTATTAATGATATATGCTTACCTAATATAAATAATAATATACCAGCTTCAGAATCATTATTACCTATTGTAGTAGATAATAATTCTGATCTTGATTTAAGTATGGATAAAGAAGAAGTAGAAAAAATAAAACATCAATTAGTTAAACCAAAATTAACTAGACAATATAAAAATGTATCATAAATCATTGTATTTATTATAACTATTTTATAATTTTTCATAACATAGAAACAAATTGTTTTTATGTTATATCATAACAAACTGTTATTACCACATCATTATTATGCTTCAAGTTATAGAAATATGGGTTATACCGCATTATTTTTATAAAATTATGAATATATAAATAAATTTAATAGTTTAAAAGAGAAATAAATTTATTTCTATTCATACCCAATATTTTTTTTTCAGTATATTTACAAAATGAAAAATTTTATTTTATAAATTATCTTCTTTTAAGTAATCTTTCATTAATTGGATTTCCTTTAGTTGTGTATCAATGATTTCATTGGCTAAATGTTTAATCTTATTACTTTTGGTTTTTTGATGTATATTTTTAGATGTGGTAATAGCACTTGAATGATGAGTAATCATTCGTTTTAACCATTGTCTGTCTCCTACTAAGTATTGTTTACGTAATAATAATAAACCTACT